CGAACACAGGACCAGAGTCACAAGCAATTTATTCTACTTCTCCATTCGTGAGAAAAATGAAAAAGAATTTACAAAACATAAGACCACAAGATTATTTATTAGCAATAGGAGATCCTATTATAATTGGGATTTGCAATATTGCTATAAGTGATATAACCAATGGAAAGTTTAATGTTTTAAAATGGGATAGAAGAGAGTATAGATACTACCCATTAGAATTAGACTTTTATAACTAAAGAAAGAAGAAATGATATGAGCAATGATGTAACAAATATGATGCTAAAAGATTCGAAAGATCTTTTAGACAATGTAGAAATAACAACTATCGCAGCTGAATGTGTTAAGCTAAAAGAAAAAGAAGATGAGATAGCTACATTAGAAGATCAATTAAAATCAAAAAAAGCAGAAGCGGATGATATTGGTTCTAGGGTAATTCCAGAACTATTATCTGAACAAGGTTTAACTGAACTTAAACTTTCAGATGGATCTAAAGTTTCTGTTAAAAAAGAATTTAGAGCAACTATTCCTAAAGATCAGGCAAGAAGGGAAAGTTGTTTACAATGGCTTCGTGATCAAGGATTAGGTGACATTATTAAAAACAATGTTACCGTATCTTTTGGGAAAGGAGAAGACGACAAGGCTGAGCAATTGCTTAACCTTGCAGCTGATAATGGTTTTGAACCACAACAGAAATCTGATGTGGCTTGGAATACATTGACGGCTCTATATCAGGAGCGTGTTCAGGCCGGTCTGGACATGCCTTCTGAAAGCTTTAGTCTTTGGATTAAAGATAAAACTAAAATAACCCGGAAATAACTAATGGAGAAACAATAATGGCTAATGAAATAATGGCTAAACAACAAGGATCAGTTGCTTTATTTGGCAACGATCTTTCCAAAGGTTTTGAAAATATGACGCAAGAAGATATGGCGTTACCATTTGTCAGAATCTTAGGACAACTATCGCCACAGGTAACTGATGGCGATGCGAAGTATATAGAAGGTGCTAAACCAGGCATGATCTATAATACTGTTACCAGCGAATTATTCGATGGTAAAAAGGGTATCAAGGTAATTCCTTGTTACTATAAGAAGGATTATCCAGAATGGTCGGATAGAGGAGATGGCCCAGGAGCACCTGTGGCAGTTCATCTACCCAACAGTCCGGTAATCACAACAGGTAAGAGAGATGGATCTAAAATTAGATTACCTAACGGTAACTATTTAGAAGAAACAGCTTCTTACTATGTTTTGGTTGAAACAAAAACAGGTGGGATGACACCCGCGTTGATTACTATGAAATCTACGCAGCTTAACGTTAGTAAAAAATGGAATTCTATGATGAAAACCATACAAATAGCTGATGGTAAGGGTGGATTTGCTATCCCTCCTATGCATGGGGTTGTGTATAACCTATCTTCTGTACTACAAAAGAACGACAAAGGTTCTTGGTATGGTTGGTCTGTTACACAGGACAGAATCATGGGACAAGCTGATAAGACTTTGTATTTAAGTGCAAAGGATTTTAACAGTAGTATCTCTAAAGGAAACGTGCAAACAAAAGCAGATGTGGAAGAGAAAGCTAAAGATAATACTCCGTATTAAATTTAGTTTGAAGGGGATCGCAAGATCCCCTTTACAAAGAAATAAGAATGTAATATATGGATAAGTTCAAACAAATTTTTAGCGGATTAACAATAGCATATGGACAGTATCAACCCGGTGACAGAGGAGAGAATGGTAAACAACAAGGTAAAGCCTTTATTGTTCGCAAAACCGTCACCGACGAACTTTGGACCAATCATCTTAAAGGAAAAGGAGCAGCCCTTGGCATTATCCCTATCACACAAAATAATGATTGCAGGTGGGGTTGCATTGATATTGACGAATATGACCTTGATCATACTAGCCTCATTAAAAGTATTAGGAATCTTAAACTCCCATTAGTAGTCTGCCGATCTAAATCTGGTGGAGCACACGTCTTTTTATTTACTAAAGAAAATATAGCTGCATCATTGATGCAATCAAAATTAAAAAAAATGGCAATAGTTTTAGGCTATGAAGGTTCAGAAATATTTCCTAAACAAACAGAAATACTAGTGGAACGTGGTGACACTGGTAATTTTTTAAACTTACCTTACCACAATCAAATGAAAGGACTACGTTATGCTATCGACGATAATGGCGCCGGTTGTACACTTGAGGAATTTTATAAGCTCTATGATATTTACTCTTGCACAAAAGAAACCGTTGAAAAAATTAAGACAGAAGAAAAAAAAATAGAAGAAGCTTTCCCTGGTGGACCCCCTTGCTTAAACAAATTGGCAACAATAGGTTTTGGTGAGGGTTCCAGAAATAATGCATTATTTAATATTGCCGTTTATTATAAACAATCTAATCCCGATACCTGGGAGGATAAAATTGTCGAAGCTAATTCAAAACATATGAATCCAGCTTTAAGTAATAATGAAGTTCAACAATTAATTAAATCCGTTAATAGAAAAGGTTATGATAAATATAGATGTAAAGATGCGCCAATTAATGCAGTGTGTCAGGCAGGTTTATGTAGAACAAAAAGATTTGGTGTAGGTTATGGAGAAGAAGAGATGCCAATCCTGGGAAGTTTAACTAAATACACTTCTAATCCCCCACAATGGTTTTTAGATGTAGGTGAAACTAGAATAGAATTAAAATCTGAACAACTTTATAATTCAGGTATGTTTGCTTTAGCGTGCTTGGATCAAGCAAATAAAATTGTACCTGTACCTAAACCTAAAGATTGGAAACAACATTTTCTAAAACCAATGATGGTAAACTTACAAGAAGTAGAACCTTTGGCTTCATTAGATCCTATGAATGAAATTACAGGACTTCTACAAGATTGGACTACTAATAGACAGTCGGCAAGAACTTTAGATGATGTTTTTAATAAACTTCCTTTCACAGATAAAGAATTTACTTATTTTAGATTAGATGATTTTTATTCATTTTGTAAAAAAAATAATTGGGAAATGGATAAAATTAAAACAGGTAATTTAATTAAAAGACTAGAGGGAATTTTTGTAGAGGAAACAAGAATGACAATTAAGAAACAACAACCAAGATTAATTAAAATTAATACAATGAAAAAAATAGAAGCTTCTATTTCAAAAGTTGAATACCAAGAAGAGGATTTTTAATGAAAATAGGAATTAATTGGCACTTAAAATTTAGAGAAGAAATTAAATATCTTAAAGAAGAGTTAGAACTAACCCAAATATGGTTGGACAGGGCTGAAAAACAATTAGAAAAATATGAAAACAATAATACTAGGACCACCGGGAACGGGAAAAACAACAACGTTATTAGACTTAGTCGACGAGTTCATCCAACAAGGGATAAGACCTAAACAAATCGGTTACTTTTCTTTTACTAAGAAAGCTGCGAAGGAAGCAGCAGAGAGAGCTGCGGAAAAATTTAACTTAGATATAGAAAATGATCTATCCAATTTTAGAACATTACACTCATTAGCTTTTAGAAATTTAGGAATGACTAAAGAGAAAATGATGAAGACAGAAGACTATAAAGAATTTGGAGAGAAATGTGGGATCCCTATTAAAACAGCAAGTTATTCGTCTGAAGATGGTACATTTAATTCTGATAATGAATACCTAACAATTATTAATACAGCTAGAGTTAAAAGAATAGATCTTTTAGAATACTACGACTCCAGACAAAATATATTAGATATAGAGAGAAATACTTTATTTTTATTATCTGAAGAATTAAAAAAATTTAAAAAACAAAAAGGTTTAAAAGATTTTACAGACTTATTAGAAGATTTTATAGCTGAGAAAGTTAAACCAGGATTTGAAGTATTATTTATAGATGAGGCTCAAGACTTATCTTTATTACAATGGGATATGGTGAGAAGTATTTGGGTTAATGCTAAGAAAACTTATATTGCCGGTGATGATGATCAGGCTATTTTTAAATGGGCTGGAGCTGATGTAGATCACTTCATAGCTTTGAAAGAAGAAGTAAATGACATTAAAGTATTAGATCAATCTTACCGTATACCTGGCGGACCTATTCATGAATTATCTCAAAAAATAATAAACAAAGTACAAAATAGATTTAAAAAAGAATATAAACCTAGAGATGAGATTGGTATTTTAAAAAGATATTCTGACATTACTCAGGTTGATATGGGCGAAGGAAATTGGTTAGTATTATCTTCAGCTAATTATTTTTTAGATGACGCCAAAGAATTATGTGAAATTCAAGGTTGGTATTATCAATATAAAGGTATGAATTCAGTTAGTTTAAAACTTTTATTAGCCCTAAACAATTGGGAAGCTTGGCGTAAAGGTGCGTTCTTAAATCATTTAGAAATTAAAAATATCTATGAGTATCTTGGAGAAAATGTTTTAGAAGGCTTTCGGAAGGGTAAAACTTTAAATTCGGATGCGAAGTATACACTAAAAAAATGTCAAGAGCAATATGGATTAATAACCAATAAAGTTTGGTATGATTCCTTTGAGGGCTTAGATAACATGACGGAAACCTATATTCGTAACATGAGGGCGAATGGTGAAGCTATAAATAAAAATCCTCGTATAAAAATGTCAACCATACATGGAGCGAAAGGCGGAGAAGCCGATAAAGTTTTATTACTCCAGGACATAACAGGTGCAGCTATCGAAACATTTAGTCATGACCCAGATGAATTACATAGATTATTTTATACTGGAGCGACGAGAGCGAAGCGTGAATTGCATGTGCTAGATCCTAAAAACTTTGATCGGGCTTATATAATATGAAAAAAAAAATATACAATGAACTAAAGAAAAAAGGAATTATTAATAATAAAGTAAAGCTTGGTGAGTTAAAATCATTAACTAAACAAATAGGTGGAGATCATTATAAAAATATGGTTATTCAACCAGCAGAATTTATTAATAAAAACAAATTACTTTTTGCCGAAGGAAACGCCATTAAATATATTTGTCGACATCAATCAAAAGGTGAGTTACAAGATATAGATAAAGCAATCCATTATTTAGAAATGGTAAAGGAGAGAGACTACAAGTGAGAAGTACCCAGATCCCATTATTTACCCCAGATACTGAATGGGTAATGCCCGAAGAATTAAAAGATCTAACCGGAGCCAAGGAAGTTGCGATCGATTTAGAGACCAATGATCCACATCTGATTACTATGGGCTCAGGTAATGTGACCGGAAAAGGACACATTGCAGGCGTTGCGGTGGCCGTAGAGGGCTGGTCAGGCTATTTTCCGATACACCATGAGCAAGGTGGAAATTTAGATAAAAAACTCGTTTTAAATTGGCTCCAAGACTTATTAAATCAAGAAAAAACTACCTTTATATTTCACAATGCTATGTATGATGTCTGTTGGTTAAGACAGGCAGGAATTAAAATTAGAGGACACATTGTAGACACAATGATTGCAGCATCTTTAATTGATGAGAACCGCTTATCTTATACATTAAACACACTAGCAAGACATTATGTAGGTATAGGTAAAGATGAAAAAATATTACAAGAAGCAGCTAAAGATTATGGGCTAGATCCTAAAAAAGATATGTGGAGATTGCCAGCGCTTTTTGTTGGACAGTATGCAGAACGAGACGCAGAAGCTACATTAAAACTTTGGCAAAGATTAAAGATAGAATTACATAATCAAGAGTTAATGGATGTATTTACATTAGAGACTAAATTATTTCCATGTTTAGTTGATATGAGATTTAAAGGTGTCAGAGTTGATCTTACACATGCAGATAAAATTAAAAAAAATCTGATGGAAAGAGAATCCAAAATTCTTAATAAAATCAAGGAGTTAACAGGAATTAATGTAGAAATTCATGCAGCAAGATCTATCGCAAAGGCCTTCGATAAATTAAAATTACCCTATGATAGAACAGCAAAAAGTAATGAACCCAGCTTTACTAAAAACTTTTTACAAAACCATCCACATGAATTAGCAAGATCAATTGCAGATGCACGAGAAATAAATAAAGCACATACAACTTTTATAGATTCTATAACTAAGCATTCTATTAATGGAAGAATTCATGCAGACATAAATCAAATTAGATCCGATCAAGGTGGAACAGTAACAGGTAGATTCTCAATGAGAAATCCAAACCTACAACAAATTCCTGCACGACATCCTGAACTTGGTCCAATGATAAGATCTATTTTTATTCCAGAAGAAAAAACTGTTTGGGGATCATTTGACTACTCTCAACAAGAGCCCAGAATTTTAGTCCATTATGCAAAACTACAAAATTTAGAGGGAGTTGACGAAATTGTTAGCGCATACAACACCGGAGACGCAGATTTCCACCAGGTCGTAGCCGACATGGCAGGCATAGAACGTAAGCAAGCCAAAACTATTAACTTAGGATTAATGTATGGCATGGGAAAAAATAAATTAATGTCAGAATTAGGTTTGATGAAAGAGTCCGCTGAAAAATTAATCAAACAATATCACTCTAAAGCACCTTTTGTTAAAAAGTTAATGGATAATGTAACTCGTAAGGCAGAGGATAGAGGTAAGATTAGAACTTTAGGAGGAAGGGCTTGTCATTTTGATTTATGGCAACCTACACAATTTGGTATTTTTAAACCGTTACCACTTGAAATGGCTCGAAAAGAGTACGATGAACCTTTAAAACGAGCATTTACTTATAAAGCTTTAAATAAATTAATACAGGGGTCAGCTGCAGATATGACAAAAAAAAGTATGGTAGCTTTGTATGAAAACGGTATAATACCTCACATACAAATTCATGACGAAGTAGATATTTCTGTAGAATCTGATGCACAGGCTGAACAAATAATTGAAATTATGGAATCAGCTGTTGAACTAAAAGTACCCAATAAAGTAGACTACGAATCAGGTGCGAATTGGGGGGAGATTAAATAGGATGTTAAATGGATTTAAAAAAAAACACAAACGAATGCAAAAAATGTGGCCATGCCTGTCATTGTTTAGAAGACTTACATACAGATATATATGGGGTTTGTACTTGCGATAATTGCGAGTGTAAGGATCCTAAAAATGCCGGAGAGGAGTGTTTAAGTTGCCAATAACAAAAGATTTAAACAATTAAGGATTTATGCATGGAGATTCTCAGGATGGACTACAGATTTACAGCAGTATTAATATTGGCACTGTGTTTAATGGTTCTTTTTTTAAAACCTGCACATCCAAAAAATGAATACCCAAACCAACAAATGATTGATATAAGCTATAAATTATGAAAAAAATATTTTTAGTACTAGCACTACTTGCATTTACTTCGTGTGTTGCAGTAGGACCTAGATGTACTTACACACAAGATGGAACTAAACTATCGTCTTGGGTCTGGTTTACAAAAGAAATACCCGTAGATTTAAGCAAAGA